CGAATCAATAGTAACGGCCTTTATTTCGTCACTCTCAGCCCACACAACAGCAACGTAATTGCCGCCATACGTTAGCTGTACTCGCGGGATCTGGTAAGAAGGGGCAGTCGCTAAAAAGTCAACATCGACTGAGCGCACCTCATGGCGGTTTAGAAGAATGGCATCCGTTGTTCCATCCCGAACAGTTAAGTAAATCTTATAGGTGAGGGTAGCTCCTGCATCCCTAACATTATGCTCTGCCCACGCTGTAAAGACTCGATTATTAAGAGTCACTATTTGCGCGTTGGACTGGCTCATGTTCCGAGCATTAGCAGTCCCCTGCTGGTCAAACCGGCAGTCTACAATCTCCTCACCGGCTAACCAATTCCCCCCGTGGACACGCCGAAACGCTTTCTTGTCATCAATGCCGATAACACCGTTCTTGTACTTGAGGATCTGAACACCGTCAGACAAGCTTGTCTGTGTCCCGCCACCAACAACAGTATTCGACAAGTCATCGTGACCGGCTCGCTTACTCAATGACCCCTGATTATCAAAGACCACATTCTCGGCCTGTAAAAGATGACCCGCGTCAAGAGAGTGGTCTGCGACTAACTGGTTTAAGCCGCCTTTGAAGTCTAGCGCAAATATCTTCTTATCAAGGCCAGGATGTCGTTTACGTGCCATTAGAATACCCAGAGGTTTACTGTCGCCACCGCCGACGAATTAAGAATTAGCGTTCTACCGGAGTCGCTGTTTGTACCTTGTTTATCATAAATGGTAGCACTTGCCGACTGGCCAACCACTATCCACCCCAAAAGCTCTCTCCCAAGTCCATGGTCTAGCGTCGTATCCCCAGAGATAAGCGCCACCTCTTCCAGAAGGAAGCCATTGATAATTGGGAGGTCTTTAAGGGTGGTGAAAAGGTCGGTAATATCCTGGTCGGAGTATTTGAAATCGCCCTTCTTTGCCTTAGCTAGGCGCATCCTATCAGTGCCGCCCGGAGTCAGTCGGCTCATCCTTTCAGAACCACCGCGCAAATGGTCTTGGCCGCCGAATTGCCCACCCCTACTTTTAGCTACTGCCTCATTCGCCGCTCGATTAGCAATCTCTTCGACTTCATCAGCCTGTGCTCGATTTAGGACTTCACGCGGGGTTCGATCTCTTGGCGGGATAGCCATGGTTTCCCCTAATAGCGCAAGTGTGATTTATCGGAGAGAGTCCCCCGAGTAACGTCTACAATCCGACTGGATTCTCCGGCTTCTCTATTAGCAGCGAAAGCTTGGATAGTGGCCCCAAGCATTAGTAGTTCATCATCAAGCTTATTAGTATTCGACTCTTCTTTAAGAAGCGCTTTTCGGGCCGCGTAGATGACAATGTACTCTTCCCACCCTCGGTTATAGACAGCTTCTACTGTGCCGCCAACACCCGTGTCATTTTCAAGAAGAGGCGTTTCGGGGATATACCAAACCGTAATGACGTTGTTTGAAGCGTTCGCTGGGATAATTCGGATAGTCGCGCCTTGGTAGTGCCATCGATGATTCTCGAAGCCGTACAAAGTCGCAATATTGCTATCGTACATGTTTCGTTCTGCGAATGAGAACTTTTTCAACCTAACCGTAGAGCCGTTAACCCCCATGTCAACGCCAAGAATCTTGTATACGTTGTTGGCCGTTATAACGTCAGAGACTGTGTAAATCCCGTCAGCCCGGTCGTCTGTGAAGGTAGGAGCTTTCGTAACGAAATAGTCTTCATAGACCGTCACGATAAGGTCATATAACTCGCTATTACCTTGGTTGATATAATGGTTCCACTCAGAATCGGAGACAAATGCCGTATTCTCCATATCAGCTCGAAGCTTTGCCCTTGTTCGCAGTTCAAGCCGAGTGGTTGTATTTGCCATGCCTAGCCCCTGTTAGAGAGCGCCTGTTCGTACTTCAGATCCCATAAATCGTCCAATACTTCGCCAGCCGCGTCATAATCTTCACTATTCAATGCGACACGCAAACGCTTTAACGAAGTCCGTTGAGCGGTTTTACGGTCGTCAGTTTGGCGAGTATCCGCCGCTTTCGCCTTCTCTGCGATAATCTGTGCTAGTTGATTTGCCATTTCTGCGTCCATGGTAAGTAAAGGTCGAGTAGGGGGAGCGGCAGGGCTAAGTCTGCCGCCTCCTCTAGGTAACTCAAAAACCTAGCCCCCTTCCCGAACAGAATTAGGTTATAACGCAACCCGGCAGTTCCAACCAGGAGCCGAACAGGACACGTTACCGTAAAAGCCAATGCGAATTTCAACTTCATCCAAGTTATTCACTCGGAGAAGACGATTTCCGTCATGGTCTAGAATTTTTGGAGCAGGACCGGCACTATTTAGTGTCCAAGTATTCATCTGGAGGAGCCAAGCAACGCTACTCTGACAGTTTTTGTCAGGGATAACATTGATGGGGCCAGTAGGCCCTTGGATAGTAAGCCCGGTAAAACCAAAATTACCATCTTGCGTCTTCGAAACGTCGTAGCGAGTATTAGTCGCCAACTCAATTTCAAGTGCCGCGTAATTGGCATAGTTAACAAAATAGGTATCCGGGCTACCACCTTCACGCGCTAACCGCGCAGCGGCCTCCAAGAGGTTGTCCCGCATAGTACCAACAGTACCGTCGTACCGAACACCACCCAATCGGGAAGTATCTACCGACCGATCGACGGTATTAAATACAGCAGCACCCGGCGCAGCAGAAGGAATCCACGCATCCAAGCCATCCATCTTTAGACGGTCACCGGAAACAGCGTAGTCGCCTTCCTGTATAATGAAGTCAAGGGTATCAACATTGGTATGTGGTGCCGGAGAAGTTGTCAAAAATCCGGTATCGCGGTTAACCGCCGTGATTGTAACGGCTGTCCCGCTATCCCGCAGCGCACCTGGAACAACAACACCGTCTACAGTTTGAGGAGCAACGAAGATAATCTTCATCCCCACTTCAAAATTAACGATATCTGCCGTGTTGTTAAGTTCAAACGTGGCGCTTGAAGCAGTGTCTTTGGTCTTCCCACGAACGCCAGAGCCATCTCCGAAGATGTCTAGAGCCATTGCTTGGGACAGCGACGAAATTGCTGAATCAACTTCAAGCGTAGCCGCACGAACAAACGCATCAGCATCGCCGGAAGAGGCATCCATAGTTAACGCATCAATTCGGGCTACACTGTAGTCACGAACATGCGAAATATTAAACGCCTCTAGCTTGGTATTGCTAGCGTTGTTTTGGGCAGTACCAAAAACAGCACCACGCCCTTGGGGGTTTCCGTACTTCAATGGCACGGGCATGAATTTACCACCGAACCGCTCATACTTGGGCATGAGTGCTAAGAGTGGGTTCTTCTTATAAACGAGGTCTTTAATGTGTAACCCGTGATAATGCTCTTTTAGGGCATTCTCAAACGAGTCCATGTCTAACGAAGCCATGATAATCTCCTAATCGAGACTACTCGCTCCAGCGTAGCGTATCTGCCATCCGGTCGAGAGAGTCTTGTTCCGATAGCGCACCATTCGACCTATTAGGGGTCGCGGCAGCTAACGTATTGGTCAAAGTTCTAGGGACTTTCGCAGCGTGTAAGTCTCTCTGACTAGGAGTCGGCGTATCAGGAGTTTTACTGCTCTCCTCAGCAGGAGTAAGATACTCAGAGTACTGTTTTCTCAGCGTGTCATTCTTAAAAAACTTTTCAGCCTCACCAGTTATGTGTTGTTCTACGAGTTTACCAGCTTGAGCAACAGGAAGAACTTCTCCATGCTGCTTGTGGTATTCGAGAATAACATCTGCCACTAGCTTGTGGGCACCAAATTCTTTTACCAGCGTTAATCCTTCACTATTCTCCACTTCTTTTCGCGTGTTGTCAATAAAGGCGTCCCATTGATCCTCGTTGCTTTGCTTAGTCTTCGTTAGTTCCTGATTGGTTTTGTAGTCCGAAAAGTCTGTCCGAAGGCTTTCTATCTCTCCGGCCTGCCGACGAATAAGCTCTTCTTGGGTAGGAGTGCCATTCGTATCAATCATGTGGCGAACAAGGTCATCCTCAGAAACGCCAGCCTGCTGCAAAAACGCCATTGGATTGGTCTTAGCCATCTCCAAAGACGCCCTATTTGCCGCTAATTCCGCATCTTTCTCTCGAATAAGCTGCTCTCCCTCGCGTACTTGCCGTTCGCGTCGAGCCAATGCGGCAAATTGCCGCGTAGAGAGTTCATCGGGTGCCGGGGTTGCCTCGACACTTGCCTCTTCAGCTACTGGTTCAACTTCCTCTTGGACGACAGCTTCTGCGTTCGTATCTTCCATTATTTGCTCCTATTGCGGCATAAGCTCTTGCGGTGCCGCTTGTTCTGCCATTTGTGATGATTCAGCATTCATTTGCTTGCCTTGCGCCTGTTCAGCCAAAGCAGATTGTTGTTGTTGCGCTTGGGTGTACTGCTGCGCTCCCTGAAGGAGCAAAACAGCCGATTCGATGTACCGACGTAGCAAATCTAGCCGACCGTCAGGTGCCCCATCGACCTTTGCTCGGATATATGCCGATTGGATCCGCTGAATGGCGAATTGCAGATTGGAAAACGGCTCCGGTGGCGAGTAAATGCCCTTTTCGAGCATATTTTCGATAAGCAGGTCTACGTCATCGATAAAAGCGAGTTCGACTTTATGGTAAGCCTCTAAATCGGGGTAATCGAGCAATGCGAGTGCCGCATTTCGGTCGATCAGCCCACTTTGGAAGAGCCCCTCAACAGTAGCGAGTCTCCCTGCCGGTGTAGCCGGTAATAAAGACGTAGGATAAATCCGCATAACGTACGAATCCGAATCGAGGTTAATCTTGCCCCAGGTAACGAGTTCAATCTCTCGATTATTGTGGGACAGCACCTTGTAATCGTCACCATCTCGGGAAGACACATCTCGGGCGATGTCAACCATCTGCCGAGCTGCTTCCATAAACATCCCTTCGTACTCACGCCCGATAACCATAAAACGCTCTGATTCGATATCGTGGAACTCGCGTAATGCGCGGCCAGAATCAAGTCCACCAGGCTTTCGGGATTGCGCGGCTAACTCAGAGACACCGGCAATTTCGTATGCTCGCCGGTATAACCGGTCTAGGTGGGAAAATATCTCTGGAGAAGTAGTCATCGGAACGTGAAAGTCAGGCTTGGTACCTGAGTACTCAATAATCCCCCAAGTCTCATTGTTGATGTGCGCTTTTGAAATTTTCGAGCCAACCTCGACGAATACCTTGGGCGTAGCCAAAGTCATCTGTAGCTTGATCTGCAAAAGCAGCTTGTTGATTTCTGATTGGATGCCCGAAAGCTGTTCTGCGAGCCCTTGCCCCCAAAATCCAAGCAGTCGGTCAGTCCATTTCAGGAATACGAATGGGAAGTAGGATTTCGTATAAGGCTCATCAAGAAGCGTAACATTATCTAGACAGATAACGTGACGACCATCTTCCGCACCCTCGCCGCTTGGCAAGTGCCATGCTTCAACACACTCGATTTGCTCATTAGACGTATTGCGCTCGTTGCCGTATGAATCCGACTTTACGTCGTTATCCATAATCTGCTGCTTCACCTCGGGGTACAGCGAAGACAAGACCCGCCGAGAAACAAACTTCCGCTGAAATATCTGTCGAGGTTCACCGTAAAGTGCCTCAGTATCATCGACGATTACCTCATTGGGGAAAATGCGGTCGATTTTTACCTTACCCCCAACTTCGTAAATCTTCATAATTCCGGTACCAAAAACTGTCGCGTCGAGAAAGATTCTGGGAGCGATAGTATAGATATCTGTCTCGTAGAATTGCCCTGAAACAAACTTGTCGAGCAGCTTCGCCTTACGCTTTGCCGACCAATTACCACCACTAGTCAGGAACGTAGCCTTAGGGCGGCTCTTGGTGATCCGAGAAGTAACGGTCGTACACATCGAGTGAACAATATTCAGACTAGGACTCCCGTCCTTCTGAACGTTCCTTTTTGAATACTCACCTAGGGACAGACCAACAGTATCGCTATTACCAAACAAGCGCAGACTATTAAGGTTATCCTCTTTACGGTAGCCTTGCTCATCATCCAAGGCACTGACAAACGACATGATTTCACTATGCGGGGCACCAGTAACCTCCCACCAGAATTTATTAGTGTTGTAATCCATAGTTCTTCCCTAGTTGAATAAGTTCTGTTTCCCCCACCAAGGGGATTCTTCTTTATCTAGTGCTTCTACTGCTTGCTTGAACATTCGGTCTTCTTCGGCCTTTGCCCATGCTGCCGAACCAAACTCAGGTGGCGTAATTGGCTCTCCCGCGTAACGGTAGTGGCGCGATTCACGCCATGCGTACAGGCAGGCATCAGAGAGGTGGTTTTCGTATCTTGGGTCTTCTTTCTTACGGTCTTCCTGCCATTGCAACAATTCCCACTCATCCACAATTGCCGAGTGTGGGCTAACCTTAATTAACCCCCGCTGGAAGTCGGAATTCATCATCTCAATGTAGGAGCCCTTTTTCGATTTTTCGGCAGGGCGGATTGGCAGGTTATAGCGTTGCCGGAATTCCTCAACAATCGATTTACCAAGGCCACCGGTATCTGCCACGGCAATCTCAATGTTGTATGCTTCT